GTGGTTGATGACCGAGAGGCCGCGAGGCGCATCGCGTTTTTGTTAGAGAGAGCACAGAGAGCAGACAAATGAAGTGTATTCGTTGTGAGACTGAGACCATTCACGGTGGTGACCACGATCTGGATGATGATGCAGAATACTATCTCGAGAGCAATTTCACCTGTCCAGAATGCGATATGTTCTACCTAGTGTTCACTCCGCACGAGCCAGAGGCTGAAGTTGGGGCTGCTTGATGAAATCACTGCGCGCGTCCAGCAGATGGACGAAAGCGATCGCGCTGAGCTAGAGCAGGCAGCAATGGCGGGCACTGCAGACATGGTGCTGGTGCCAAATCCTGGCCCCCAGACCGACGCCTATTTCAGCGCAGCAGACGAGCTGTACTTTGGTGGTGCGGCAGGTGGTGGCAAAAGCGTGCTGTTGCTGATGCTGGCGTTGCAGGAACACCGAGTGTCTCGCCTGTTCCGCCGGCAGTTCACAGACATCGACGGCTCTGGTGGTCTGGCCCAGTCTATGGGCAAGCTGATCTCAACGGGGATGCGGGGATACAACAGCCAGAAGCACGTGTGGCAGCTGCCGCACGAAGTTACCAACGGTGTCGATCGCTCGATCGAGTTTGGCGCGTTCACCAATCAGGTAGAGGCAGAGCGCTATCAGGGGCGAGCCGCTGACTTTTTGGGGTTCGATGAGGCTGTGCAGTTTCAGTGGCCATTGATCCAGTTCCTGAGCGCGTGGAACCGGCCAGGCGCAGGCGTGCCGATGGATCAGCGCTGTCGAGTGGTGCTGGCATCCAACCCGCCGGTCACGCCAGAGGGCCTGTGGATATTTGACCGCTACGCAGCGTGGCTCGATCCTGAGCACCCCAATCCAGCAGCACCTGGCCGGCTGCGCTGGTACGCAACGATTGAGGGCCACGAGGTCGAGGTGCAGCCGGACGAAGAGATCGAGGTCCGTGACGCGTTGGGGCGACCTATATTGATACGTCCTAAATCAAGGACCTTCATTCCGGCTTCACTGTCCGACAATCCTGATCTGGTGGACGCTGGATATGCTGAGCAGCTGGCTAATCTGCCGGCTCACCTGCGGGCAGCCCTGCTGGAGGGCAAGTTCTCCACGACATTGGAGGACGCAGAGCGCCAGATCATCCCGACGCAATGGATCCTGAAGGCGCAGGAGCGTTACGAACTGCGCAAGACCGACCTGCAGAACAAAGCTATGACTGCGCTCGGGGTGGACGTGGCCGACGGTGGCCGTGACAGGATGGTCTGCGTGCCGCTGCATCAGGCGACGTTTGGCGCGCCAGTCATGAAGGCAGGCAGTGACGTCTCGACTACGACAGCTAAGGCAGCGTTCATTCTGACAGTGTTGCGGGATGACGCGCAGATCAACATTGACTGCGGCGGTGGCTATGGTTCTGGCGTGTCTGACATGCTCGAAAGCAACCAGATGAACGTCAAGCGCATCAAGGGTGCGCAGAAGCCCACGCGATCCTGCCCTCGAACTGGTCGCACCTATGCCAACCTGCGGACGCAGATGATCTATGAGTTTCGCGACAGTCTGGATCCAGAGAACGGTGACAACATAGCGCTGCCGCCTGGCCGCGAGGTAGTGCTTGAGCTGACGGCATTCAGAGAGATGCCGCGAGAGGACGCACGCAATGTGATCAGGGTCGAGCCCAACGATGTCATTGTCGAGCGTATTGGCCGATCGCCAGACATTGCGTGGGGCTTTTTCTTTGCGTGGGCCGCACCGAACCTTGCAGCCAAAGAAAACAGACAGGCCTACGTTACCAGTCGCCGTCGCACTGGCCACGTCAGCACGATGTCAAACAGTGGCCTGACCAAGCTGGCCGGCAGGCGTCGAGCCAGCAACAGTTTAGTGCGTCGCAAGTAGCGTTCCGGTAACGCTGCTAGTCTGCGACCAGCAGGAGGTACAGATGCCAAGTCACTACGGTCATTCCAAAAAGAAAAAGGGCGGCAGCATGGTCGCCAACAAACCCAAGCAAGCGTCACGTCGCAGCCGGCCGATGATGGGCCCGAGCCCGATGGCAGGTGAGCAGCTGTCGCCAACAATGCTCAGCGCAGTCGAAGAGCTAGACGAGTTCGGACGTCCCAAGCGGCGCAAAGGTATGGGCCGGCGCAGTCTGCTCGGAGGCATGGCCTAAATGTTCCGTTCTCCGCCACCACCTCCACCGCCTCCCCCTCCACCGCCTCCGCCGCCGCCAATGCCGACAGAGGTGGCGCCAAGCGTGCAGCAGATGCGAGTAGAGACGGAGCGTGGTGCGCGGAGACGACAGGGCCGACAGTCAACATTGCTGCGGTCATCGCTGGGTAGCGGCCAATACGCCGGCGCTCCGCCCACAACCACGACAACGCTTCTAGGTGGCTGATGCAGTATGGCATGACGAAAGAGGGTGGGCACGAGCGCGGCAAGAAGGTGCGCAAGATGGCCCAGATGGCGTTTCAGAAGAAAGCGCCGTACCTGACGCTATGGCAGTCCATCGCTGAGCTGTTCTACCCAACGCGTGCCGACTTCACCATGAAGCACAGCGAGGCGAGTGAATACTTTGAGGATCTGTACACATCGATCCCCAGCCGCATTGCCAGCCAGTCAGCCAACAACATTGGCCGGCTGCTGCGACCGCAGAGCACGAACTGGTTCAAGTGCGTGGCCAAGCCTGAAGAACTGATGGACGAAAAGCCAGTGCAGAACTGGGTGGAGGACGCCACGGTCACGCTGCGCCGCATCATCTATGACAATAAGGCCATGTTCAGTCGCGCTATGGCCGAAAGCGATCTGGACTTTGTCTGCTTCGGCAACAGCGTCATATCGCACACGTATTATGATGACGTCGGCGGGATCATGGAGCCAGGCATACTGTTCCGCTGCTACCACCTGCGTGACTGTGCGTGGAAGAAGAACCACCTCGGCGTGATCGACCACATGTTCGTCAAACTGGAGAAGACACTGGGCCAGTGGCGCACACAGTTTGGTCAGGCCAATCTGCCAGAGAAGTGGCAGCGTGCTTGCGATCAGGATCAGCTGGACGAGAAGCGCACAGTGTTCATGTGCGTGACGCCGATCGAGCAAGGTGATTATGACGGACAGGAGCGCAACTTTGCCATGCCGGCTGAGGCGAAGTTCAAGATGCAGTATGTCTCGGCAGATGATGAGGCTGACTGCTGCATCAAGGAAGATGCTTACAGCTATTTCCCGTTCACCGTGCGCCAGTGGCAGAGCGTGGCAGGCGAGGATTATGCTCGCAGCCCCTGCACATCGGTGGCTTTGGGCGATGCCCGCGCGATGAACACAATGGAGTATGCGATCCTAAAATCGGTCGAGCTAAACGTTGAGCCGATCAAGATCGTGGACCGTGAGGCAATACTGGACGATCGCATTGGCTGGCAGGCTGGTGATGTGATCTACGCCAATGTCGGGCCTGATCGTGGCAACCGGCCAATCGTCGAGTATCTGCAGAACGGTGAAGTGCCTCTGGCGATGGACTGGCGCGATCGTGCATATCAGGAAATGCGCATGGCATTCTTCCTGCATATTCTCGACATTCCGCAAAAGCCAATGACTGCATACGAGGTACGGCAGAGACTGGCTGCACAGCTAGCTGATGCGTCGCCGATCTTTGAGCCGCTTGAGGCAGACCTGCGACGGATGCTAGGCAAGGTGTTCGAGATGGCAATGACGCGGCAGGCTTTTGGCCCGCTTGAAGACATACCTGAAAGCCTGCGTGGCCGACAGGTAGAGATCGACTTTGACACGCCGTTGACGCAGGCGAAAGAGAGCGAGGTCGTGCAGCAGTATGAGCAGGTCATGCAGATGACCATGCAGACAGTGCAGTCACAGCACCCAGACGCGATGGCAGCGCTGGACTATATTAAGTTTGACGACATGACACGACACGTGCTCAAGACGTCAGTACCGAGCAAGTGGGAACGGTCGGACGAAGAGGCGGCCGAATTGCGGGAGCAGAAACAGCAGGCGCAACAGGAGGCGCAAGAGCAGCAAATGGCTATGGAGGCTGGTCAGGCTGCAATGAGTGCCAAACCTGAGAACCTGCGAATGTTACAGCGAGCAGTGAATGGAGAACCGCAGTAGTCCCCCGCTACGCACAACAGCAGCCGTAGATAAAATGATCGAGGATCAGCAGCGTGCTGCAACGTTGATAGTGCGCGCATTCAGTCAGGTGGTGCGCGGCAGTGCCGATGGACCGGCGCAACGCAAAGCAATGAAGCACATCATGCGCGTGTTGTGCGGTGTCACCGATTACCCGCAACCTGACGCTGATCCGTACAAGCGAGCATTTGATGATGGCCGGCGTTATGTCGGCCTGAAGATCGCAGAACTAGCAGCCCTTCGGCATTACAGCGATGAGGAGAATGAGGAATGAGCGAAGAAGCAATGAGTGCAGAGGGCGGCGAACCAGTCGCCGAGGCTCCAGTATCAGAGGCGCCTGTCACCGAGCAGGCTAGTGCAGCGCCATCAGCTGACGATTGGCGCACGCCATTTGCTGGTGGCGATGCTGAGAGACTGGCAGCGCTGCAGCGGTTCAGTGATCCGACAGCGTATGACAAGGCGTTCCGCGACACACAGACAGCACTGCGCCAGAAGATGGAGGGCTATTTCAAGGTGCCCGATGAGGACGCCAGTGATGAGGATGTGGCGGCGTTCCGCGCACAGATGGGCATTCCTGATGCGGTCGATGGGTATGAGCGCTTGGCTCCGCCCGAAGGCATTGAGTTGAGCGATGCAGACAATGCGTTCATTGATCAGGCTTTGGAGCAGCTGCACAAGCAGGGCGGCATCACGGCGTCGCCACAGGTGGCTGCAACGCTGCAGGCGCTCTACCACGACGCTCTGGCGGCGCGCAACGCTCAGGCTCAAGAGATCAGTATGCAAGCGCGAGCTAAGGTTGAGACCGATCTGAAGACGTCATGGGGTCACGACTATGACGTTAACATGAAGTATGCACAGCAGGCGGTGCAAGCTTACTTCGACAACAGCAGTGAGGACGACAACATCCTCGAGGTGCAGCTGATGGACGGGTCGCGGCTGGGTGACAATGAGCAGTTCATTCGAGCGATGACAGCAGCTGGTCGCGCTATGGTTGGCGACCCCCAGTTTCTGGCGGCAGTCAACACACAGGGCCCAGCCAGTGCTGATGAGATCCAAGGCGAGCTGGACAAGATGCGGGCGTGGCGGACTGGCACACCTGAAGAGCAACGCAAGTATGCTGAGGTCAGTGCGCCAGGCGGCAAATACGAGCAGATGCTGGAACGTCTGGAGCGTGCGCGTCAGCGGTAGATTGCATTCCTGTGCGCGTAGTATACCAGAAGTGCGTTACGCATGACGCATGTTCTCTCTGGTTGTCGGCCCCCGTCTCCTCTCTTGGCGGGGGCCGTTTTTTTGTGTTCCAGATCGGTGTGTATGGTGATCCTGTTCGCAGGTTGGCGATGAACCATGCGGACTGTGGCCTACCCGAAAGGCTGCCAGTTGCGTCGACAACAGCTGGCACTCAATCGGCCCCACGCTCAAAGTCATGTGAAGGCGGCCCCTGTTTCAGGCCTACCCGCTGGATCTAGTCGCACGAACCTGAACCGGTGTCGCAAGGCACCATAATCCATTGTGGAGATTAGACATGGCAGTGAACACTGTTTCTAATATCGAACGCTCCAAATATAATGACGAATTCCGTTTCGACTTTGAGCGTGAGAAATCCCTGCTGATGAAGGCCGTTAACAGCAACGGTCTGATGCGCGCAGGAACCATTTACTGGGACGTTGTTGGCACGACCAGCGACGCTGCTGAGCGGGCGCGTGATGGCGACATCCCCGTCGATCAGCTGGACAACAGCCAAGTGTCGGACACGCCGAAAGAGTTCTTCAAGAAATACTCTGTCGACGATTTCGATGCGTTCCGTGCGAACCCAAACTATCGGGCTGCACAGTATCGCAAGGCACGGGCTGCCTGCTATCGCACCTGCGATCAGCGGATCATCGAGCTGTTCACCTCTGGCACGAACTACGGCACCACGACACTGGCCAACATCGGCTCAGTTCTGGACCTGACCACATCGCTGTGGGAAAACGACGTGCCAAACGACGGACGTGTCTGGGGTGTCCTGACACCGAAGGCCCTCGCCCGTCTGATGAAGATCAACGAATTCACCTCAGCTGATTATGTCAGCGCCACCGGCAAGACCGAGCAAGGCGTCAATGGCTACGGCGAAGGCGGATACTGGAACTTCATGGGTGTTAAGTGGTTCATGCACACGGGCCTCGCCGGCACCGGCACTGCAACCGCCACGGTTGCCGTATGGCATGAGGACAGCATTGGTCACCAGATCGATGGTGAGCCAGAGCTGCACGCATACTATTTTGAACCACAGGACCGTTGGGAAACGTGGTCAAAGTATCGTGACGCACGTGCCATGTGCCTTCCTAATGGCTGCCTGTACGCGACGCACGACGACACAGCAGCGCTTTAATTTAGAAAGGGGATTTTGACATGGCATATTCAAGCGCAAGCCTTGCACTGGCCCAGTCTCGCAAAGGGGCTGTAGGCTACAGCGTCTGGGTTTATGACAGCACAGACCCAGCCGCGACAGTCGCAGGCGCCGGATACATTTCCGACGCTTTCGACAAAGGAATGAGCCTTGGCGATCGCGTGGTCATTCGTGAGTGGGGCACTTCCGTGCCAACCACCAACACGGAGACCCGTGGCGATGGTGACGGCACCGCAGCCTCTGGCACTGTTGACGCAGTGTCGGACTACGTTGTGACCGCCATCAGCACCGCTGGGGCCGCAACGCTGTCAGCGATGGCGTAAGGATAGGCTTCGGCCTGTTCTATTCCGAGGGGAAGGGGTATGGTTCCAGCGTGGGGACCGTACCCTTTTTCTTTGGAGACGACATGACTGTTTATGCAAAGCCTGAATACCTCAACCTCGAGGTCGCCGGCAAAACGCGAAACACGTATATCTACGATGCGCCGGCTGAGCACAGCATCGCGCAGATCCAAGCGCCGGAGTATTTCGGTCGCGCAATGAAGAGCAATGTGCTGACACCTCGTGATCTGATCGAGGTCATACCTCGTGACAACAGCTACATGATGCGCCTGATGGTGCGTGAGCAGATCAGACAGGCGGGCCAGTGTGTGACGGTGACGATCGGGCAGGTTCAACATTTCGACGTTGAGATGGATCTGCCTGGCGATTATCGCGTTGAGTTTGCCGGTGGCGCTGAAGGTCACGTGATCTGGAACAAGAACGTTCGGATCGAAAGCGGGTTCAGCTCACAGGAAGGCGCGGTCGTTCGGGTGCTGGCGCTGTTCGAAAAGGAACAGTCATCGGCAGCACTACGCAAGGCGCAGGCAAAGGTCAGCTCAGCCCCGCGTCGAGCACGCAAAAAGGAAAGCACTGAAGCATGACGGTATCGCCGAGCAGCAGCCAAGTTGAGATCATCAACAACGCATTGTCAGTTCTGGGTCAGCGGCCAATCACGTCGCTGTCCACGACAGAGATCAACAACAATCAGACCCTGCGGGACATCTACAACCAGTGGGACAATTCTGTGCGCGAGGCGTTTCAGAAGTATGATTGGCAGAAGTTCACAACAATGCGGCAGCTATCGGCGGTCACCAACACGGATACAGCATCGTCCCCAGTGTCAGCTACTGATCACTGGAATTACACGTTCAACCTGCCGGCCAATTTCTTTTCGATGATATACGTTGCTGGGACGACAGATCGCAATGATCTGCCGATCGAGTACGAGATCATCGACGGCTATGTGTGTACGAACTATCAACAAACATTCTGCTGGTTCATCAACGGTACGTACGCAAATCAAGTCGGGACATGGCCACAGGCGTTCTGTAATTATGTGGCGATGCTGTTAGCCTCTAAGGGTGCGGCGTCGATCGATGCGCCAGACACCAAGTTTCAGTTCATCCTGCGCGAGGGCGATCGGTATCTTCAGGATGCCAAGCGGTTCGATGCGCGGTTGAACCCATACAAGAAGCAGACGGCATCGCGCGCCAACAATAGCAGGTTCGCGACGCTGGGCGGCACATACAGCAATACAGGAAACTACTGATGCCCAAAGGCAGTGATCCGCGACTGACGTTCAATGGCGGCGTTATTGATGACCAGACGCTGACGCGGGTCGACCTTGAGGGGTATGGCCGGTACGCGGCAGAGATGACGAACATCATGCCGCTGGTGCAGGGTGGCATGACCAAGGCGCCAGGCACGCAATATCTCGGCCAGACTGCAGGTAATGAAGATGGCCGCCTGATCCCGTTCGTGTTCAATGAGGACAACGCGTTTATGCTGGAGTACACGCTGGGCGAGGTGCGCATCTGGAGCGGCACAGGCTTGGTTGTGACAGAGAATGTTGCAACCACGTTCGCCACGACAGACTGGGTAGACCAAAGCGCAGCCACATCCACCGGCGGCGGCACCGCAAGCGGATCCGGCACTGGCGAGATATATGACTTCACGTTCGACTTTGATTTCAGCGACTTGAGGATTGCAGGCTTCTAATGGCGGTAACGAACAGCAGCGGCGACCTGACGTTTACAAACACTGCCGGCAATCAAGCGATCGCTGAGTTGCCCCTGACCATCTCTGCTGGCGACGCATCACGTGCGCATACATTCAGTTTCACAGTGGGCCGGCGTCCGCTCTACTTCCGTGCCGGTACATCGTCAGGCGACCAGAGCATTGTGGCTGACACGATCTTTCCAGTCGGCACGCACTGGATTACGTTTACGCCTGGCTCAACCTCGATTTACCTGCAGTTCTATCTGGACGATGCTGGCACAGCGACGCTGACCAGTTTCAACATCGAAGACAATCAGACAGTGGCGTTGCCTACGCCCTACAACACAGCTGACGACCTGCGTGCACTGCGTTTCGCCCAGTCTCTCAACACAATGTATTTTGCCAACGGCAATGATGAGATGCAGGTGTTTGAGCGGCGTGGGGTGAACAGCTGGTCGTTCCGCCCGTTCCAACCGAACGATGGGCCGTTCCAAGGCTTGTCAGACGACACGGCGGCAATCACTATGACGCCCGCCGCCAAGACTGGCACCACGACAATTACCGCATCCACAGCCTACTTTGCGCAAGCGATGGATGGATCGCTGCTGCGCCTGACACACAGCGGCAGCTATGTCACCGACACGCTGTCCGCCCCAGAGGATGTCACTGCAGCTATTCAGATCAGCGGCGTCGAAAGCGATCGGAACTTTCGGTTCAATATCACGGGCACATGGACTGGATCGATCACGTTGCAGCGAAGCGTAGGCAACGAGTTCACGTTCACCGATTACGCCACCTATACCACCAACGGCACGCGTTATCTCAGCGATGGCTTAGACAATCAGATCATCTACTATCGCCTGAAAGCCACGTCACTGTCGTCAGGCTCCGCTGTGGGCGAGCTAATCTATGGGGCTGGGTACACAGATGGCGTGGCGCGGATCGTGTCTGTGGACGCTGACAACACCGTTACGGTCGACGTTCTGCAGCCATTCTCCACTACTGATGAGACAAACAACTGGAGCCTCGGGTCGTGGTCGTCCTACTACGGACACCCCAGCGCAGTGGCGCTGTTTGATGGCAGGCTGTGGGTTGCGCGTGCTAGCAACTACTACGGCTCAGCGTCGGACAACTTCAGCAGTTTTGAGATCGGCGTGTTGGACAATCAGGCGATCAGTCGCCGGTTCGGTGGTCGCATGAATGAGGTGCGCTGGTTGGCTAGTGGGTCGCACCTGCTGGCTGGCCTGTCCGGTGGGGAGTATGAGATCCGGTCGAACGGGCGCGACGACGTGATCACGCCAGCAAACGTCAAGTCGCGCATCCAGTCCACGAAGGGATCAGCCAACATCCAGCCGATCGTGCAGGACAGTAGCGTGGCGTTTGTGTCGAGATCGAAGGAACGGGTGTACCTGTTTGGGTACAGCAGCGACACAGGAGACTTGCAGACCGACGACCTCACGAGGTTCAGCCGCACCATTGCCGGTGACGATGGGTTCCGCGAGATTGCATGGCAGGAGGAGCGCGAGCCCAGACTGTGGGCTGTGTTGGAGGATGGCACGATTGCTTGCCTGCTGTTCAACATGCGCGAGAGCATTGTGGCTTGGTCGAAGATCGACATAGGCGGCAGGGTCAGATCGATCGGTGTGCTGCCAGACACGCCGGCAGACAGGGTGTATGTGCTGGTTGAGCGAGAGGTAAACGGTAGCACCAACTACTACGTCGAACGTTTTGCAGTGGACGAATACACGACACTGCAGGACAGCTGGCATCTGGCATCGGCACTGAGCACGACACTGGGCAGTGAAACAAACACGTTCAGCAATCTGGACCACCTCGAAGGCGAAGAGGTTTATGCGTGGCTGAATGGGCAGGCCAGTGGCCCGCACACTGTGACCAGTGGCTCTATCACGACATCGTTCTCTGGCACCAAGGCAATCGTCGGGCTGTTAATGGAAGGGCGCTACCGCAGTGGCCGGCTCGGCGGACCGGAAGCGATGGGGCGCAAGGTAAAGGTCTCAAGCTTCGACATGCTGTTCAAGGATACGGCAGCGGGCGCTGTGTCGTGGGGAAGCAGCTATGAAAGCGCAGACCTGAACCAGCTGGAGGATCGTGTGCAAATGTCCTTCACGGATGCCAGCCTTTCGTTCGACAGTCAGCTGCAGGTGTATGGCGCCAATGACGAACCATATTTCTATGAGGGCTTCGTCAACAGTGGATACGAGGTGGATCAGAGGTTCTACCTGAAGATGTCGACACCTGGCCCAGCCACCGTTTTGTCTGTGGTTCCAAACATCACATTCAACCAGAAATGACGCACCAATACACAGTCGTGCCAATGACTGATGAGCACTGGTCGAGCATGTGGCCCGATCAGGATCTGGCGACAGCGAAGTTTGGTTTCACCGGTTTGCGCCCTGATGGCAGCATCCTGTTTCTGGGCGGGCTGATGTATTGGATCGACCGTTGGTGGGCCACATTTTGGTGTGATGACGACCCGCCTATTTCCGTTCACCGCTATGGGTTTATTGTGCTGGGTATCGCACGCAGAGAAGGTATACCGGAGGTGTGGGCGCAGACGGCAATAGACCACGACGTCGGCGAGCGTTGGGTCCAGCGCCACGGGTTTCAATTAGTCGAGCAGTTAGATGCGGCTCGTATTTGGAGGTTAGACTTTGGCAGAACCGGTCTCAATGACGATGGCGTTGGCTGGCACAGCGATGTCAGCGATGGGACAATACCAGCAGGGTCAGGCAGCTAAAGCAGCGGGGCGATACAATCAGCAGGCAGCTGAGGCAGAAGCTAAGCGACTAGAGATGGCGGCGACTGCAGCGGTCGCTGAGGGGACACACAAGCAGGCAGCAATCGCGCGCGAGCAGAAGAGGGCGATGGCGTCTCAGATTGCAGCAGCAGCAGCCGGCGGCGGCGACAGCACCGACGCTACAGCGATAGCGTTTCAGAGAGAGGGGGCAGCCAACGCGCTGCTGGATCAACTGGTCGTGGCTGCACAGTCGGAGGCAGAGGCACAAGACCTGCGATATGGTGCTGGCATGAAGCGGATCGAAGGATACGAGGCGCGCCGGCAAGGCGACATGGCGGCACGTGCTGGAACTATGAGCGCACTGGGTAGCGCGATCCAAGGCGGAATGTCTTGGTATGACACGTTTGGAAAACCATAATGCCAACTATACCAGAATACCGACGTCAGGTTGCACCAGAGATACAGGGGCCACGCCAGATCGCCAGCGTGCGAATGAGCGGCGCTGATCCGGCTGCTGCGGCTACCGCAAAGCTTGGCGAGACAATGTCTCAGCTAGCGATCAAGACGAGTCAGGCGCGACAGATGGCTGAGGTGGCAAAGAGTGAGGTTCAGTTTCAGCAAGACCTGAGCGGGCTGATGCAGGATATCAAGTCGGATCCCAGCATAAGTGGTGACGATGTTGAGGCAGTATTTGCGGAGCGCTCACAGGAGCTGATGAACCAGCGCACTGAGCAGATGCAATCGCCCTTCGCGCGCAGAAACTGGGAGGTTCAGGCGTCCAAGACGCAGGGCCAGTTCGGCTTGCGGGCAATGGCGCTGGCTGGCGAGAAGCGGCTGGGTCAGGCAAAGGCAGACCTGACCGATTTGGAAACAACTATCCAACAGCTGGCCACCGACCCGACTGTGCCAATGCAGCAAGTTACGGATGCCATTCTAAACTTGAACGCAACAATTAGCGGCTTCGTGGCAACAGGTGTCTTGCCTCAAGAGCAGGGTGCAGAAATGCGCCAACAGACGGCAGGGCTGCTGCAACGAGCAGAAGGATTGCGTGCTTCAGACAGTGTCATTCAGGCTCTTAACAACGATGACTGGCAAACTGCTGAAGCCGCCATAGAAAGCGGCAAGCAATACCTGACGCCAGAACAGGTGGATCAATACACACAGCGCACAGAGAAAATCCGCATCGACCAGACTGCACTCCGCACCGTGGCTGATTACGAGCTACGCTATGGGACGAATTGGGATCAGATGCTTGCGGAGGCTGACGAGATACAGGACGATGATCTTCGGCGTGCAGTGCAGACGGGGGTGGCGCAGGCTCAGACACTGCACGAGAGAGAGGTCAACGCTGGTCAGAAGCGTTCGTTCCTTGAGGGGCTGGACATCTTTAACAACACAGGAAACCTGAACAGCATTCCAGCATCCACGTTCGATGGGATGGGAGATATCTATGAGCGGCGCTTGCGCGGGTATCATGAAGCGAACGTGCGCTTCCTGCGGTACGTATCAGACGCCGATCGTGCCGCGCGGGAGCGGTTGGGAAGAGACATGCAGGGCGTCTTCCTGTTGGAGCAAGCGACGTACAGGAACACTGGGCGGGCTGGTTTGTACATGCAGGGGCCTGACGCGTGGGACCGTGCGCTTGAGGCAGGAGAAAGTAGTGCGCTGCTCGATGCATGGGCAACGTTGACGCCGGCACAAAAGATTACGGTAGAAACGGGTTGGTTTAACTTCACAGCGGAGACTGGCGAGCAAAACCAAAAGTTGATGGCAGCGATCCATCAAGGCGCCATGTACAATCAAAACTTTCCGATGGTTGGCTACGAGCCAATCGATGATAAAATGTTTAGACCAATACCTGGCGCAAGCCGCGACATTTTTAATGTTCGGATGCCCACACTGCCGGAAAAACCAAACAAAACAGAAAGGGGAGGATACGCAGCGGAAATGGCGCGCTACAGGAAATCGGCACAAGCTTTGGGTCTGTACAACCGGCTCATTCAGGAGCGCTTTAACGAAGCACCGGACCGGCCGATTTCGTCGGATGAGTACCAAGTGATGCAAGCACTAGCACTAACCCAAGTTTACCCTGAACTTTTTTATGACCCGTCCAATAGGCCGCAGGACTGATGATGGAGTGGGACGAGCTAGAGCAATACGATGATGTCGGCGGATTATACGATGACGTCGGCAGTGCAGACGCGTTCTCTAACCCATACCGTACGCGTGATGAGCTGCAGGGTGACTATCGGCGGCGTCGTTACGAAGAGCAAAAGGCGCAGCTGTTTTATAATCTGCAGCAGGAGCGACGCGATCCCGATGCGGTAGCAAAAGACCTTGAGCTGGCTCGACGGTATGGTGCTCCGCCTGCGATGGTTTCTGCCGCACGTGAGCAGATAGATGAAAGCGACCGGACGCGAAACGTCCTAGAGATGCCGAACAGGGCGCCATTCACCGCAGAGTATTTTGCGCGGCAGGATCAGTGGGCTATTTCGAATGATGAGATGCCGATCCTCGAAGGCATGGAAGTTCGGATCAAAGAGACGCCTAAGCTTGGCGAGCAACTGCTGAACTTTGGGCAGGGTACGGCCGCGACCTACTATATTGATTTCATCAACGCGACAGACAGTTTTGATGCGCTAGCACAACGCACTCTTTTTCAAGGCCTCAACAATGTGCAGTCGGCCGCGCAGCGTTATATCTTTGGCGGAGAGTATGAGCCGTACCTCCGCATTGGACCTGCCGAGGGAGAGCTGACGCCTACAGAAGCGAGGATTTTAGAACGCCGACGCGTAGCTGAGGATTTTGCCTTCAAGTTTGAAAACGCAAACTATCAAGCGATCTACTCTGGCACCCGCTCTATTCCGCGCATGATACCAGCGATTGCTGCAGGTATGGTGACAGCAAACCCTGGCGTTGCCGCAGCTGTCGCCGGCGCAACTACTGCTGGGGAAAGCTATATCGAGGGTATAGATCAAGGGCTCGAAGTGGATAGTGCGCTGCAGCGTGCATATGCAATGGGCGCGGTCGAGACAGCGACAAGCAGGCTGCCGTTTGAAATGCTGTTTGGCAAAAGTCAGCGCGGCAAAAGCATGACCCGCCGGTTCCTCGAAAGCATGGCGGTCGAACAGGTAGAGGAGGCAGTCGCTGAGGAAGCGCAAGCGTTTATCGATCTGGCTTTCTTGGATCGCGACAAGTCGATAGAGGACTGGGCCCGTGCTGTCATTGATCCCGCGCGCCGGCGCGATGTTGCTCTGGCGACCCTAGCAGCGTCAGGTCCGATCAACGCTACCGTTCTCGCTATGGAAAAACGCAGCCTGCAGAAGTTCGACGAACGGATGCGAGCAACGCTAACACCTGAAGGTCAAACGCTGTACGATCATCTGCGCGATATGTCCAAGATGAAAACGTATGATCGCGACCGGACGGCGGCTGAGGGTTTCGTAGAGGATGTAACGAAGGACACGCCGCTGGAGACAACGGTCGTCGACGTTGATGGCATTGTGAATGATCTGCAGCAGGCTGGGATCGATCCAGATGATTATCTGCGCAAGCTTGGTTTGAGCGATCAACAGATTGCAGATGCCAAGGCGGGCGTTGGGTTAGAGGTTGAGGTGCCAACTGGTCAGCTGTTTGAAGCAGCGCGCGACAATCTGACTGTGCTGCAGCGTAACACTAAAACCAACACGCCTGGCCAGTCGACGATGAGCCAACGTGAAGCGATCATGGTTGAGGAGATCGCTAACGTTGTCGCGCAGCTGCAGGAGCGTGCAGGAATTAGCGGAGAGCAAAAGCTTAACGCTGAGGTCATCAAACAAACGATGATCGAAAACCTTACGCGCATCTTCACGGTCGAGGCTGAACAGAAAGGTTCGGACATATCGCAAGAGCAAGTGCGGGAGAGCGCGACCACGTGGGCTAGCATCATCACTACGATGGCGGCTGAAGCTAACGTCGACCCTGTCGAGCTGTACAATCAGATTGCCCCCACCGTTGCCGGCATGACGCTGGAGGGGCAGACCATATTTACGCGCGACACCGAGGCCGATGAGCTGATGGAGGCGGATGAGTGGCGTACCAAGCAAGTGGACGTTGATGGCGAAACGCGCAACGCTGGTGACGTGTTTGACGATTTCATGGACCGCAAGATGTATGCGGAAGATTTTCTGGACTGTTTGAAAGGTAACTGATGAGAGACCTGTACGAAAACCGGATCCGATCGCGAGCCGCACCAGTTCAGCCCAAGGGCATGAAGGAAGTCACATACACTGTGCAACATGTAGGCCTCGACGAGGCAGACCTCAGAGCACAGCTGGACGAGCAGACGTCCCTGATGGTGCAGAGGATGGCAGCGCTGCAGGATGAAATGACGCGCCGCATGGAAGCGATTGTCAGCGCAATCCCTGAACAGGTTGAGATCCCAGAGATGCCGACACTCGATGTGGGTGAGGTGCAGGCTGCAGTCGAGCAGGCAATCGAGCAGCGGGTCACCGGCTATGACGTCACCATAACGCGTGACGCTGAAGGTCGGATCACAGGAGCGGAGGCGACGCCGAAATGATTGTCATTAAGGGCACCGATGCCGATACCAATATCTACAACAGTAACGGCACGCTATCAGCCAACCGCACCCTGACACTGGGCAGCAACACGCTGACAGTTAGCGGCTCAGCTGGCACAGCGGGGGTCCAGTATGGCGGCGACTATAGTGCCAACTTTACCGCGCGATCGCTAGTCGATCTCGGCTATGTCGATGCACACCTTGTGGGCGCCGATGTATCATCCACCTTAGCTGCACCTACTAGCGCGCAGCAGGGTTACAGCGTCACGTGGGATAACACGAACAGTCGGTTCACGCTGTCGGACGTGTCGGGCTCTGGGGGCGGTGGCACTGGTACAGTTACATCGGTGACAGGCACTGGTACGGTCAGCGGCATTACGTTGAGCGGCACTGGCACGACTGATGTGACGCTGACGCTGGGTGGCACTCTCAGCATCACTGAGAGCCAGATCAGCGACTTCGGAGATTACCTGCCGCTGACGGGCGGATCGCTTACTGGTGACGTTGACAGCACGGCTAACATCGAAGCTGTCGAGTTTGTCGGCGACCTGCGTGGCGCGGTGCTGTTCAAGGCGCAGGCGGGCGAGGCGTTGACCAAAGGTGAGGTCGTTTATATTAGCGGCATCAGCGGCAACACGACCGTGGTTAGCAAAGCAGATGCAGATGACGCAAACAAAATGCCGGCGTTCGGTGTCGTCGCCGCCGACGCGAGCCTCAACACGGCTGTTAATATTTACACGTTCGGCACGCTCAGCAATCTCAACACATCCGGCTATACGCTGGGCGATACGCTCTATGTCGGCACGACACCTGGCGCACTGGTCAGCACCCCGCCGGCCGGCCAAAGCAGTCTCATCCAAAACATCGCGAAAGTTACTCGCGTGGATAATTCAGCCGGCAGCATCAAGATCCAAGGAGCGGGACGAACGAACGCAGTTCCGAACCTAAACGAGGGCAACGTATTTATAGGTAACGCGAGCAATCAGGCGGAAGTGCGGGCGCTGGTTGAAGCGGACATCAGTGACTTTGGCACATACCTCACCAGTTTCACTGAGACCAACGATCTAACAGCTGCCGTCACTTGGGCAAACGTGCCGGATGCCAACATTACGCAATCAAGCGTTACGCAACATCAAGCAGCGCTGTCGATTACCGAAAGCCAGATCAGTGATCTGGGAACATATTTGACAGGCAACGAAACAATCACGCTGTCTGGTGACGTGTCGGGTTCAGGCACAACGTCAATCGTGGTGACGGTAGCAGACGACAGCCATAATCATATTATTTCAAATGTTGACGGTTTGCAGGCTGCGTTGGATTTAAAAGCGCCATTAGCGTCACCTGCGCTAACTGGCACACCAACTGCACCAACAGCAGCCACAGCAACAAACACAACGCAGATTGCAACGACAGCATTTGTCAAAGCTCAAGGTTACCTGACCAGTTTCACCGAGACTAACGACCTGACGGCGGCGGTGACGTGGGCCAACGTACCAAATGCCAACATCACACAGTCCAGTGTCACGCAGCACCAAGCAGCGCTGTCTATTACAGAAAGCCAGATCAGTGACTTTGGTACATACGCCACACTGGTTGGCGGTACGGTTCCGGCCAGTCAGCTGCCGTCCTATGTCGATGATGTTGTTGAGGCTGCAGGCACTGGCAACTTCCCAGCCACGGGTGAGACCGACAAGATATATGTGGATACCAGCGCCAACAAAACGTATCGCTGGTCTGGCTCACAGTATGTGGAGATCAGCGCTTCGCCTGGCTCAACAGACGAGGTTACCGAGGGCAGCACCAATCTGTATTTCACCAACGCTCGCGCTCGCGCAGCGATCAGTGTCAGTGGCTCACTCAGCTACGACAGCGGCACAGGTGTCATCAGCTACACTCAGCCTACCAATGTTAGCACGTTTACAAACGACAGCGGTTATATAACGGCAAGCAGCACAGCGACGTTGACGAACAAGTCTGGCAACATCTCGCAGTGGACTAATGACAGTGGCTACCTGACCAGCGAGACAAGCCATGCTGACGTGGTCGTTGATGCGGACTTTGCATCGCAGGGTCTGATGCGGCGCGGCGCAACGGCAGGCTCATACTCTATAGTCACAGACAATAGCGCAAACTGGAACACCGCGTTTGGGTGGGGAGATCATGCGGCGGCTGGATACCTAACAAGCTTCACCGAAACAAATGATCTGACAGCAGCGGTGACGTGGGCGAACGTGCCTAACGCTAACATCACGCAAAGCAGCGTGACGCAGCATCAGGCGGCACTATCGATTACCGAGAGCCAGATCAGCGATCTTGGAAACTACAGCGCTGTGACGAGTGGCGCGGGTGTGCCCAGCACAACGCCAGCAGCGCTCGGTGACATCTATATCGACACCACAAATGACGACGCCTACATCGCCGTTGGCACGGCCAGTTCTGCTGATTGGGAAAAGTCAAACGACGGCGGCGGGGGCGGCGGCAGTGGTACGGTGACCAGTGTTTCAGGCACGGGGACAGTGTCTGGCATATCCCTGTCTGGTACGGTCACAACATCAGGATCCCTCACCCTTGGCGGCACACTGGCCGCAGATACCAGCAACATAACCACTGGCACGTTTGCTGACGCACGGATTGCAGAAAGCAACGTGACCCAGCACCAAGCTGCGCTGTCCATAACGGAGAGCCAGATCAGTGATCTGGGCGCGTACATCACAGCCAGCAGCACGGATACGCTGACCAATAAATCAGGCAACATCAGCCAGTGGACTAACGACAGTGGCTACACCACCAACACAGGCACGGTCACATCGGTGGGTGGCACGGGCACAGTCAATGGCCTGACCCTTTCGGGTACAGTCACAACGAGCGGCAATCTTACGCTGGGCGGATCGGTGAGCGGCAGCCTGACGGGCGTCACCAGCGTTTATAACACAGCGCTTGAGGTGGGACGCAGCAGCACCACGGAGTACATTGACTTTGGCACCAGCGGTCAGGTCAGCGTGTTCCTTGCAAACGTCGAGGAGTTTCGTTTTGCTGCAGGCGGTACGTTCCACGCGGATGCTGATGTCGTTGCATTCTCAACAACGGTGGCATCTGATGAGCGGTTGAAGCACGCGATCGAGCCAATCCCGTTTGCTCTGGAAAAGGTTATGGCGTTAACCGGCGTCAAGTTTAAGTACCGCAGAGACAATCGCAATTCAGCGGGCGTCATAGCGCAGAATGTTGAGCAGGTTATGCCCAGCGCCGTGCGCGAGATGGAGCAGTTAAATAGCGGCGAAACGTACAAGGCGGTCGATTACAACCAGCTGATAGGGCTGTTGATTGAAGGCATGAAGGAGCAGCAGAGCCAGATCAATTCACTGCGTGCGCAAATCTTTACGTTGCAGCGGAACCAGTGACATGGCGACACTGGGCAGATGGCGAGGCACTAACGTAGCGACGATCCCAAACAGCACGACGTTTGGTGCACCGTCCAACCTGTTCGGGACGCAAGTTCGTAACGATAGCAGCGCGTACACATTCACTGCCAGCACATCGACGCTGACACTGCCGAGCACAGGGCTGGCAGACGGGTATTATCTACATGCTCGTGTCGAAACAGACGACACAAGCAACGGCAGGTTCAATCCTGTCGGACAGATCGTGCAGGCTAGTGGTACAGGCACGTTTGTTAATTCGCCAGGCGCAGGCTACAGCCGCGACACGTCAGAAGACAGGGCTTATTTTAATACGTGGGCCTTCGTGCATAACCCGTCAGCCAGCAGCACGTACCAGTTCCAGTGGGCGCGGGATGCAGACGGAGCGACAGGCACGACGATCATCGCCACGTTTGACGTGATCCCGTTTTACTACAATGACATTGGGTTATACACCAGCACCAGCGCAGCGCTGTATGGTGGCACTACACCAAACCAAGTGACAGGCTGGACCGGAACCGACGGCACGAACATCACACTGGCCAGCAATGCGGTGACGTGTGCAGCAGACAATGTAAAATACCTGTGCCTTGGCTCGCAGTATTATGAGGGGCGGGGCGGCAGGACGCAGCGCTGGATGGGCTGGCGGATTGGCGGAACCAAAATTGATTATGGTAAAAGCTATGCGTATTTCCGCAACGCGTCGAACGACAGGAACGGCGGCAACTTCTTCCATATGTTCGAAACAACAACCGCCAACGTATCGGTCGATCAATTCTGTTATCGTGGTGATGGCGTAGCAGCTGGTCAAGGCGGTGCGGATATTGACGGATCAACGCCGACAGCAGGTGATCACGCTATGGTCATCATGGAATTGAACAGCACTGCTGAAGGGTTTCACACTATCGACAACACAGGCGGTGTAGACCTGAACGTAGTTGCGTCTGTTGATCATGCGTTGTGCCGCACAGCAGCTATATCATTCAATGACGCTGCATCGTTTACACGCTCGACCGACACAGCAATGGATGTGACCGCAGCGGCAGACATATTTGTAGCGGCTAATATAACCGCAGCACAGGAGGTGATCGGAACAACGTCACGCTGGACTGCACAGTGTACGCCAACTGTGAACGGTACGGCAGACACTGATATTTTTCACGGTAATTATGGACGTAACAATCAGGGCTCGACCGACACTTTTGGCTGGGGCTGCAACGTAGCTGGATTTATTGGCGCAAGCGCTGGGGACGACATTGGCATTGAAACGTTAGAGCTGACCGGCGGTGAGGACGGTGGACAGTTTGAAGTCCAACCAAACTGGTCGGGGTTTCTGGGGCTAAACTTAGACACGTTGCAGGACACAGGTACTGGCATTGAGCAGTATTCTGTCACCAGTGGTGAGATTACATTGGCCGGCGTGCAAAGCTTTTTCGGTGACACGGGCAGCATAGCACTAGGCGATCTGTATCGTGGCGGTGGTATAGTGCCAGACATTACAGAAAACGCTGCCGTTCCAGCTAGTGGCGAGATTAGTTTGTCGGATATGTACGGCGTGTATAAGCAAGGCGCTACAGACACAACACCAGACGCATTCACGTTTACCGATGTGACAGACGTTGCAGTTTCCACTACACAAACATCTAACACCATAACGGTAGCAGGCATGTCGGCAGGTGCTTCAGCGACAGTAACAGTGACGGGTGGCACGTACAGCAAGAACAGCGGCGGGTATGTATCGACAGCAGGCACGGCACAGAATGGTGATACGTTTAGCGTGCGCCACACATCGTCAGCGAGCAACAGCACATCGGTCAACACAACGCTAACCATTGGCGGTGTCAGTGACACGTACACGTCGACCACTGAGGCTTCAGCTTCGGACGTCACACCGAGCAACACGAGCTGGTGGAACAACGTCGATACAGTCAACGGATCAGGCACGACGAACACAAACACGATTACAATCGCCGGTATAAACACGACGATCACACTACGCATCGAAGCGACGACTGGTGGGGGTGATCCATACAGCATTCGCCCGAGGGTAAATGGCACACTGGTTGGGACGGCACAGACTACGCCTATCGATACGGCAGATGCGTTTACGTTTACTGTAAGTAATGGTGACACGATCGCGTTTTTTCTGGACACGCAAGACCAAACGGAGAACGGTCAGGTGTCTATCTATAACCAAAGCGACAGCAACACGCTGTTAGACACGTTCTCAGTTACACTGGAGGTCGATTGATGGCTAACGAATTGGTTCTTGTAGCAGACCCTGCAGCGGACAGCGGCCTGACAATGACGGCAAATGTGCTGACGTCTTCTGGCACGTCGGTATCTACTGGCATCAGCTGCAGTGAAAGCGGAAGCACAGCGATATACGTCGGCAACTTCCCGACATCCCAGACGACAGCGGGCATGTATATCGTGCAATTCTTTTCTGGCGGCACGCTGTATGGAAGTGGCAGCATTGCGTGGGATGGCTCGGCGGAAATCACCGATCAGACGACAGACTTAAAAGCGTTTGAGCTGTGGCAGCTGCAAGGTCTCGACGCGTCCAACCCCATGACCGTTACAACGACATCCAGAACCGCCGGAGATATTTCGCAATCCATTGCTGGTAACGGCACGACAACGTCGACTGTGCAGCGCTCATGACGCCGCTAGCCGTCGCAACTGATGGACTGGTTGATGGGCCCGACACTATCACCAAGGCCAGTCGCGGATACCTGACACTGGAGGTGCAGGTAACGCCGCAGGTCACGCCATCTGGTGGGGCAAGCGACCGCGCATACAGTCTGCGACTGCGTGAACGGATCATTGCGGAGGAAGATGATGCGGTGGCGATGATATTGGAAGCTTTGTTCCGACGCATGAAGCTATAACAATCGCATGGCAAATCGTTTTGACGTATGCGTTCGACGCGTAAATCCACCCGAAGCCGACGTAGCTGATCTGCGTCGGTTTATCGATGAAGTTGGTGACGAGGTTCTGGGTACGCAGGCCTACCTTAGCTCGACGGAAAAGAGCCTCAACGATTTGCGCGCCAAGCTGCAAGAGATGGGCGTACCGGCTGAGGTGACGCCAACGGTAAAGAGCGACACGCGTGGGCAGCTGCAGGTGTTTCCCGATCGGCGCCCGTTGCTAGAGCTGGGACGCAAGGCCGATGTGTCGACTGTCAACCATGAGATGGCGCACGCCTATCTCGACATGCTGGACCGCATGTCGAAAGGTGCGTTTGGTGCAGAGGCGCAGGCGTGGGCTGAAAAGCAACTGGGCGACATCAAGGAGATGACTGGCTTTAAGCGGGTGGCGCCATTGTTCCACACTGCAGACACGCTGTACCTTGAGCCGGAGAAACAGGTAGGCGAGCTGACGTCTGAAGGCATAGAGATCCACGAGACGTTCGCGGAAATGTTCGAGACGTATCTGCGCAGCGGCAAGACCAAGAACGTCAGTCAGAAAAAGGCAATGCGCAACTATCGTCGGTGGATGACCAGCATTTACCGATCGGCGGATGACCCTCGCATTTCGCGCGCCAAAGACCTGATGAATGACGAGATCACAGACTGGTTCGACCGCATGATCGAAGCGGAGGATCACAGCGCGGCAGCTGCTGCAGAGCTGGACGTCATGGCAGATGAGCGTGTCAAAGCTATGGTGGCCAAGGGCATCCTGACGGAGAAGCAGGCTCAGAACGTAGCTAAGCGGCTCATAGAAGCTCGTGAGCGCGCGACAGAAGAGATGCTGGCCAAGCTTACCAAAGAGCACGAGGCACGCCTCACGCAGGAAGCTGAGCGGATACGGCGCAGAGTACGGCGCGAGAGTACGGAAGAGTTCGATACCAGCAAGACTGGCCGCGCAATGAACTGGCTGACTGATGGTGAGTGGAATGGCAACAAGCTCAGTCAGCAAGGTGAGCGCGATCGCTTAGCGCGCGCTGAAGCAATGGGGTTTGATACCTCTCGGGTTTTTTATCATGGCAGCCCTATCACGTTCGTTCAGGAATTTATGCCAAGTACAGAAGGCTTTTTGGGGCCAGGTGTTTATGCGACCTCCGTGCCCGAAGCAGCGGAAGATTACATGGGCACGAAGGATGAAGAGGGCGTAATTTATCCTTTATATGTTCGAGGCAGACTAGCTGGGGAAAGAGAATATAATCAGCTTTCCAACGATCCAGTGTTGCAGCGCATTGCATCAGAAAAGACTGCCGAACAAGAAGCTTTCTTAGGCTATCCGCAACCGCTTGAGGTGCAGCTCGCTGCGCTGGTTTCGGAGCAATTACAGGATCGTGGATTTGATGGAATTTCTTTTGACGATGGCGAGCTTGTCGTAATCTTCGACCCCAAAAATGTGCGGGGTATCTTTGCCCGTTTCGAGGACGCCAACACCAGCAACATACTGGGGCAGAAAGAGCTGGCGCGTGAGGCGCGTTACAAGCGCATGGAAGACATGGGCTACGACACCAGCACAGTTCTGTATCGTGGCGTCAGGTCTGACCCCAGTGTGCGCGGGCCTGATCAGGCGCTGTTCGAATACTACACCGACAGTCCGTTTTACGCATCTTACTACGCGTTCGGTGAGCCGACCGGCAGTCCGTTGAGCATGGATCTTGAAAGCAATCTGTTGTTTGAGGAAAGCATTCCACAGATGCAAAAGCGTTTGGAGGAATGGAAGGCTGCAAATTACCAGCCGGTTCTTGATCAACTTAATCAGCTTCGCGGACCCAATCGCGAGTTTCAAGACGACATCGATCAGTTGAGACGCCAGTATAACGATATGCTGAAAGATATGCGGCGCACTGAAAATTTAGTCAATGCGTATCCAGACGAGCTGACAGACCTCAAAGATCGTGTGCAGATATTGGCGTTAACTGAAGCTGAGCGGGAAGGTCGTTCACTCGATCAAGTGTTGAGTGATCGTATGATGAGCCGGCCGCTACTTGATGAGGTGTTACCAAAATACAGTTTGCCGGACGAAGATCTGCAGCGATATAGCGCGGAGCCGTTGCCCTTTGCTATGAGCACGTTTCCGCAGATTGATCTGCTAGACCGTTTTGCGCAATCGGTCAGAGTGGCGACAGGCGACTTTCTGTTTACGATGGAGCACTACGGACAACTTGGCGCGCCGATCTTTAGATGGAACAACACAGCAAAACAGATTGAGATAGTCGACAACGCGGTATCGTGGACCGCCAGCAATATACTGCCGCTGGAAAAGTACGCAATGGCAGAAGACGCGCTTGCCGCCGCCGGATTGGCGAAGCGTGGGGATTTGTTAGTCCAGTATCGCAACAAAGAAATTATTTTGCACCCCGATCAATTGCTGCCGGACGAACGCGAAGCGTTTGACAGGTTGCAAGGTCAGGCGCGCGAAAGATGGAATGAGTTTCAAAATCGCACCCATAACATCCGCGCAATTACCGAGGGATACGAGCAGCTGATTGACCAGTTGTACGAATTAGGATGGGACTTGCGCGCATTCGATACCAGTCAGGCCGGTGACCCTGCATTGTATCCGGTGTTCCTAAAGCGCGGGAAGCCGCTGTTGGTATCCGACGAAACTGAAATAATGGATCTAGGATATGATGCGGAGCGCGTCGCCAAGTTGCGGGAGCAGGGATACACACATGCAATCTGGCATCCAGAGTTCGACGAAGGCGATTTTGACGGCGTTGAGCTGGGCAGCATGGCAGAGTACCGGTACGGCGCTGAGGTTGTCGTCTTTGACCAAGACGCAGTCATATCCATCTTCGATCCTGCGTTGCCGGCAGACAATCCTGTTGCCAACATCGTCAAACAGAATGGCGTTACCGTGGACGAAGATGGCAAGGTTGAGCTGACGCACAGGCAGACGGTTTTTCGGAACGCTGCAATCGAACGCGCTGATCAGATGGGCTTCGACACGGCAACCGTTTACTATCACGGGTCTCCGGTCAGTACGATCACGGAGTTCCGGCCAAGCGGACGCGGCGCCATGGGGCCTGGCGTCTACATGAGTGATCTGTCCAGATATGCTCAACAATATGCGGGCCGCAGAGGCACGCTTTACCCGCTGTATGTGCGCGGTGCGATTATCGACGACGAAGAGCTTGATGCCATGTTGTCGGAACCTGCAATGCTCCGTGAGTTTAGCGACCGTGTTGACGCGCTGTCTGACGCGGGAGAATTCACGTATAACACGTACGAAAAGGTCAAAAGCGAAATGGCCCGCGACATGGGTTTCGCAGGACGTAAGCAACGCGGTGGGTTTGTAGGATTGGATGGAGACATTTCGTTCCGCGTCATTGTGTTCGAGCCGGAAAATATCCGGTCCATCTTCGCCGCGTTCAATGATCCTGCCACTGCAAACATCTTGGGCCAACAGGACAAGAGCCCAATCGAACGGCTGGAGGATCGGGCGCCGCCGCGCAAGCCGAAGGCCGGCGCCAAAACGGTTGTGGCTGGAGTGGTTGAGCGGTTTACAGTTGAGAACAACAGCGCCACCGCGCCGAAGAAAGTTCAAGGCGCTTCTCTAATTATGGCCGGCACGAACGCTAACAATGCTGCCAAGCAATCGGACGCACTGGATGCGTTGCTGGCTCGCCACCGCACGCCATTAAACAGTCTCGAAGAATGGGTTGCGTATGGCAACGACGCGTTTTCCAGCACGCGTGTACCCATGCCGCCGTGGCGAACACTGGACATTGTTAGAGAAGGACCAGCTGCTGTAGAGCGCGAGTTGCGCACGCTGTCCGACGGTATGCGGCGCGATGCTGAGGCAGGGCTGAAGACGGCAAAAGAGTTTGGCGAGCTGTACGCATCTGGACAGGTGCCATCGATCATCACGGCCAAAGCGTTCTACTGGTCGTTCCTGTCTAAAATGATTTCGCCGTACCCCCAAGAAGCCGGTTTTCTCGACACTATCAGCGATCCAGAGTTCAATGATATTTTGACGACCGCACTGGAAAGCGGGTGGTCCGATGACCTGCAAGTGCGATATCAGGCATGGGCATCACAGGCCATTCCCGAAGGAAGCGGCGGTCGGCAGTCGCAGCAAAACGTGAACGCATTCGGCAAGCAGTTCTTGCGCGCTCTTACTCAGAAAGAAAACGGCAAAACGCACCTGCAAATTATTCACGACATGATTGCGGACGGCACGCCTTCGTACATTATTCGGCGTGAGTTTCTGCGATTGGGCAGTGGTTCAGGTATCGACAACAAGGTGCTGTCGTTCACGTTGTTGCTGCTCGGGCGAACTGATGTTCTCATACTAGATCGGGTGCAGATACGGAACCAGTTTAACGATGGGCGTTTTGGTGATGAAAACCTGTATGACAACCTTAAGGACGAAAACGGCAAAACACTGACGGGCACAGGGCTGCAAGAGTTTGGCAAAGGCCACGTCGGTCTGTTCTTTTATGAAGCGATGGAGCGTGCACTCGCGCCGATCGTCGAACAGGCTTACGCAAACATGGGCATGGAGGGATCTCTAGGTCGTTACCACTGGGACAGCTGGCTTGCCGCTAGCAATCAGGAGGTGGGGCACGCGTCAACCGAAGGATTGTTTCGCGAAGCGAAGGGTGTGGCCAACCCATACGTCGGCGCGTATGTTCGTCAGGGCAAGTATGAAGAGTACAGCTACGGATTTCGATACACCGTTATGCAGGACGGTAAGCCCGCCATCTTGGTGGAAATGTTGCAGCCAGTAACAGACGCTGACGCCCCAACCGCATACATAATCCCGCACAGTGTGATGGCCGACAGCAAGTCTCCTACGCGCAAAGCGCTTAGCAGGCTATCGTCAAAGGCGCGCAAGCGTGGTACAGAGTTTGGCACATCGCGTCCTTGGCATGACGCGCTGACAGAAGAAGAGAGAAATGAATATGACGAAGCAATCAAAAGCGGAGGAACTGCTGCGCCGATCGATTGGGCAAACCCTACCGATGCAGCCGGACCAGAGACTGAAAACATCCTCGGCCAAGACGGAGTGGGACCCGAACGCACCGGAGACGGAAGAAGACAGCCACGGATACCTCGCCTTGCGCGCCTTGAAGGTGCGCCAGCAGTCCGAAACTTCGCGGGCCCGATCCCAGAGATCGTCGCAGTCGCAGACGAATACGCCCGAGCAAACGGTATCCCCGTCGGCAGACAAGCCGCGTTTGCCGAAGTAGACGTCGACCTTGCGCAGCGCATAGCGCAAGCGTACGAAGAAATGAAACACGATCCGCAGGGTCCAGAAACTGCTGCGGCATATCAAGCGTTGATTGAGCAGACCAAAGCCCAATACGACGCTCTTGTCGCAGCAGGATATTCTTTCACGTTTTTCGACAGACACTCAGATCCTTATGAGGGTAATCCGTGGAACGCGATGCGCGACCTGCGCGCAACCAAAACGATGGCAGTCTTCGCTACGTCGGATGGCTACGGAACAGAAGGCATAACGGACAGCGACATTGCCGACAACCCAATGCTGGAAGACAGCGGGCTGACGTGGGCTGATCAGGCAGGCGTTCAGCAGCCAGTGACATACAACGACATCTTCCGCGCTGTGCACGACGCAATGGGGCACGGTCTTGAAGGTTCTGGGTTCAGGGCGCGTGGTGAAGAGAACGCGTGGCAAGCGCACGTCCAGTTGTATTTTGGTGGCGCAGTAGCTGCCATGACTTCGGAGACGCGCGGACAAAACAGCTGGCTGAACTACGGTCCGTATGGAGAGCAGAACAGAACGGCGAGTTTAGAAGACACGATTTTTGCCGAACAAAAGATAGGTTTGCTGCCGTCATGGGCGTGGACCGAAGGGCGTCAGCCGTTCATTGAAGAAACTGCGCAGGAGCAGGCGGAAGAATATCCCTTCGTGCAGGAACCAAAAAAGAAGGTGAAAGCCTACAAGCTATTCCGGCTGGATCCGAAGCGGCCAGGCGAACTGTTTCCATTGTTCGTGCAGTCGAAGACACCTGTGCCGATGGGGCGGTGGATTGG